AATACCATCCTTTGTCATGGTGTGCCCATGCCTTGCACATTGTGGAGTATCGCTTGTGAACATAGCGAATCGTTGCATCAATCTGACGATAAGGATCAAGTGTCCCATAATGCTTTGATCTCATCTGGCCTAGACCGTAATGACTTCCATTTCTGGCTCGGTAATTCCATCGAGATTCTTTTGTAATGATTTTATTTAGACATTGGAATTCCTGATAATCAATCAAGCGACTATGCGCGTACAGCTTTAGATGATCTATTGAATAGCTTGTCGCTTGTGATGTTGGAATGCTTGTTATTGAAAGCAATGCCGTAAGGACATAGACCGCGCCCATTAGATGCATTCGCCTTTGCGAGCTATCCGCATCAGCGGCTCGCTTCAAGCGATGACATCGTATCGAGGCTGTCAAGAACCGAGCGTAATCTTGAGCGAGTCCCACAGTTTTCACACACCTGTGCATAACTCCTGTGGATAACTTCATGGCTTTGCTCCCCATCCTTTACCTTTGAAGATTGCCGGTGTAGCTGTGTACAAACGAATCATCGGTATCGTGCAATTGGCACAATAAGGATTTCTGGCAAGCTTGTCATTGATAGATCGATGTACCGTCTCTACCTCTAAACACATTTCGCAGATGTAGTCATAATTAGGCATTGGAATCTCCTATCATGGCAACCGTCATGCAGCTGCACACCGTACATTGGATTGTTTTTACATGCTCTGGAAGATTATCCGTAATGACACGAATGAGCTGAGTTGTTACCTTCTTGCACTTCCTACATTCAAATTGCAGCTTCTCCATAGTTTGATCTCCTTAAGTTTTCAATGGGCTGTAAGTTCGCCGGAGCAATCCACCACGAATCCTGATCGCTCTTCTTGTATCGATCACGCTTTGCCATTGATACCGGTATCCATCCAGCAATCACATAATCTGGATGCTTTCCAGTAACCAATACAGCGACATCGGTGTTTCGATCTGGCGGATAGATGATGAGATGGCCCGATTCGTATCGAGTCCATTTCACCTCAATCCCATTGCCCACATCTGCCTTGTCTTTGTAGGTTGCGATCATTGGATCATAAGGTAAACCAAAGTAATCAGCCACAGCCCATTCAGCTGCAAAGCTCTCCGCCAATTCAGCAATCTGATCGTGAAAATTAAGCTTTGAGTTGTATCTCGGCTCGCTGCCAATTCGCTCTGTCGCTGATCTAAATTTTAAAGCTGCACAATGGCACATTGCTGCCTTATAGTCACTTATCTTCATCTTCATCGACAACCTCCACAGAACCAAATGATGTTGTCGCGATTGTCGTATCCCTTTTGATAACCAAAATCATCATGCTTGGATAACATTGAGCACTTGTCACATTGGCTCATCTTGTAAATCGCCACGACTTCACCGTTTTTGAGAAGTCTGCATGTCATCGTGTTTGGATTTATGAGTTCTACATACTCACTCATACTTGAGGTTTCCATTTGCCATCGCTGGCCAATACATACCAACGCGGTGCACATTGAGATGCTTTTGTGCGCTCTGTGCAGAAGTATCCCCCCCAGTTTTTAGGCGCACCGTCCTTTGCTTGTTTCCAGATCATGTGCCCATGTGCACACTCCGGCGCAGCTTCAACCAGTTGTCCGCCTAATTGCTTTGAGATCTCATTGATTGATGATCCGAGTGATGGCACACCGGATTGTTCAGCTTCTCCAGCTGTTGCATAACTTGGGACTTCACCAAATTTTGTTGTCCAATAGTCATACTCCTGGGCTGGATCTGCCGTTGCTACTTTTGTAGTTAACTTCTCGACTTGCTCCATCGTCTCTTTTGTAGATTTCTCCGTGCCACCTAGTACCAAAGCCATGACACGCATCAAAGCACTTGTGACTGTATCTTCTACATACCATCGCTTCATGTTTTGATTAAAAGCTGCCACATAGCCGTGTGCGTAATCAATACCGGCTGGCTCTGTTTCGCTTTGATTGCGCCATGCCTTAGCTTGTACCAAAAGGTAACCTTTGTCGGCATTGAACTCGACAATGTGAGCTTCTAGTCTGCCTTCTGGAAATGTAGCGATCCAGCGATCTGTCCGCTCTTTGTTGCCCTCATAATTATCAAGAAAGCCCATTTGATTTCCTTTCGACTTGTTGAACCAATGTGTCTGCTATGTGTTGAGATAAACAATTAGGACAGCCATGTCCCTCAAGCTCATGGCAACAGCCAAATGAAGCGATGATTGCAGCTTTAATCGTTTGCGCTAATTCCGTCATTTTCTGATCGCATTCGATGTGTGTCGGCCAATTGCTTTACCGCGAGCTATGCCTTCGCGTCGGCCATCTTTGAAGCCCATTGAGTATCCAATAGCCAAAGTAATAACAGTCCAGATAATCAATCCAACAAGGCGAAATAATGTTTCACCATCTAACAGGTCAACGACCATTTTGAACTCCCGATTCTAGGCAACAAATCCTGCTACCTGAGAAAAAGAGTGACGCATGAATCTGACAAATGCAAGAACTACGCTCAAAATTCGGCGTGTCGCTATCCGAAAACTTTGCCGTCCACGATAAAGGATCCGTCTCTTTCAATCGGCACAATCTGAGGACTGACCTTGCTACCTTCAACGCGTAGGATGCCAAAGCCCTGTGTCCAGTTGGCTGTGCCCTTTGTGTATTTTGCAGCTGAGAACCTCATAAGGTTGCCAACTTCCATTCCCCACAATGTCCGGCCCATTTTGTATCCGCTGGATTCGGTAAAAGTTGAGATGCCCAGACGATGCGTGTGGCCTTGTACAACGGATTTACCGTGGAGCCTTGCAGCTCTTAAGGCCGATGCTCCGGCATTTGGTGTCGTACCTTGCTCATCACCGTGGATTGCGATCCAGTTTGTTCCCTCAATGGCGTAAGGCTTACGATGAAAATTGATTCCCAATTCATCCAGCTTCATGAAGTTTTCGTATTTAAGCTCTGGAGCTCCAAGTAATGCTGGCAAACGACTGGCGATTGAATTAAACAATCTGTCGGTGTGATTGCTTCTAACCATGTTGGCCTCTGGCACATGCCTTGTGAGCTCCCAAAGCAGCTCTACACAGCGATCCCGATCCCGGCCAATTGTAGGCTCATGCTCTTCGCTAAGGCCACGACTCCATTTTGAGATGGTGTTAAAATCTATTTCATCGCCAATTGTTATGACTTCATCCGTCTTAAAAGCTTTGATGAATTTAGCAAGATTGGTGGTGGCTCTACGATCTTCAAAGGGCACTTGAAGATCGGACACGACCACTATTTTTTTCATTCGTCGTCGTCTTCGTATTCCGTCGAGCCGATTTTATTAGGATCCACCGGCTCCGGCAAGATCCATCCCGGATAAGAATCTTTGTCACTTAAAATGCCGAGTGCTAATTCGACCGAAAAACCAGCCTTTCTCAATGCTTTGTAATACTCATTGAGAGCGATGGCGTATTGTTCGAGAGCTGTGTAGTTATCTTCTCGAACCGTAGCTACGCGCCTTGATGACTTTCGTTTTTGGGCCATAGCATAATTGTAAAGGCTAGTCAATCAATTTTGAGTAAAGAGCGTCAAGTCGCAATTCGATTCTATTGACCTGATCTTTTAAGCTGGAGCCACCATTGGGAGAAAACTCACGCATAACCGATCTGACCATAACGCGCACTCCCGAATAGACGGCAGCCACTACACCAATGCAGCATGTAATGACGGCCGCCCATTCATTCGGACTCATTCCCCAGTAACTCCGAAACTTTTATCATTTGGATTTAACCAGCGCAAGATGACCGGTGCGACAGCTGCAACGCCAGCCATGAGCAGAGTCTTTGGATCCTGTACTCCGGCCATGTAAAGAGTCAAAGCTGCGGCCAAAAATGACCGTGCCCATGATGCTGCTACTTCTTTGGCTTTATCCATTTTTTGCCTTCTTTCTTTTGGGCGATCCCTGTTGTTGGAATTTCAAAATCTTGGAATTCACCTTTGTGTGGCACAAATTTTGGGAATCCAAATCCGAGAATCTCTTTGCCTTCACCGTAATTGCGAACCTTGAGCATGACCATGCCGCCGTTGCGCTGATCTCCTGTGCCGGCTGTGTTGCCTTCAATTGTTAGCACTTGATGATTGTCAAGAAGCTTCACGACAATGCCAATGTGCGAGATACGATCCACGCCGTCATGTGGGAAATCCATGAATGCTAAGCGACCGACCTGTGGCATGTTTGACCAACGGCTGATCTCTTTAAATTTATGAGCTCCGACAGCTGTTGAAACAACCGAGTGCATTTTGATTCCAGCTTGAGCAGCACACCAATTTACAAAAGATCCGCACCACGGCTGACCATCAAAGCCTGTAAATTTGCCGTATTTGGTAAGATTGTTGCCTTCTTCAATCGTGCCTAATTCAGCTGCGGCAATTTCAATAAAGCGTTGGATCGTGCCTTCGGGATAGTTACTCATTGATTGCCGCTTGTTGTGCGTCATAAAATGCTTTTGGCATTGAGGTAAATTGCTCGTTGCCGTGATCGATGATTGCGTGATCATCGCCATTTTCATCTGTTATAAATTTTACATTATCCATTTTTTATAACTCCGCACTAAATCCGAGGTAGCCCGCTGTGCTACCGTTTGAAATTATTTTCGTTGGTCTGTAAGTAGTCATGCCGCTAGTTGTAAAATTAACTGTTGCGAATAGCGTGCCGTACTCAACACCACTAAATGCCGCAGCTGAAATTGCTGTGCCTGTTGATGAATCATTAGCTTGAATAGTTGAGAAATCAATTGATGTTGGTGCTGTTCGCATCATGACCGGAAATTGGATTATTCCCATTACATTCGTTGATGACGAAGCAAAGCCCCAGCCCATTGTGGTGTTGTTAGTAGTTGCGCTATTGCGATAGTAGTAACGCTGGCAAGCCGCCAATTCTCCTTGAATTGTTCCCGTTGCTGTTTGGAAAGCTGTAAGAGTTGAACCTTCTTCTATTTGAACGCCCCAGATGTTAAAAGTATTATTTTGAATACCAAGAGAACCTGTGCGAGAATTAAAAGTCGAACCGCCAGACACCCACAATTCGAGACCTAAATAATCATTTGCTGTGCCAATTGTTTTTCCACTAATTGAAGGCACCGCAATCGTCACCGAATACCTTGCCCAAGATGTTGAAAGTGTGACTTGACCTGCATAGGTTGTTACTCGCGCCGAGCCACTTGTTCCAAATTGTTGGTCAAGTTCTACGGCAATTTTTGGAGTTCCTGATCCGGCTTGTGCCCAAAATGAAATAGTCACAGTTTGACCTGCGAAGGTTCTGACGCTTTCAATCTTTTGTTGCAACCAAGCAAAATTGACTGTTGTGCTATGTCCGCTTGTTACTAAACGCGCATAATTTGTGCCTTCATAGCCTGCAACTGGTGCTGCGCCTGGAGTAAAGGTTTGAGCAGAAAAGGTACAACCACCATCATGATTTAGATTCCATCGATCAAAACCAAATGCGCCGTCTGCTGTTGCAGTTGTAAAAGATCTTTGATTTATTCTGTAATCACCGTTGATAATTGAGTTCTTACCGGCTGCATAACCTAAAGATTCGGCCACCGAAACCGTTGCCCAAGCAAGACCAGTTGCAGCTGTTGAATCAGCCGTGAGCACTTGGCCATTTGTGCCGACGGCCAATCGTGCCGGAGTGTCATTTGCCGTTGCTCCAATTAAATCACCTTTTGCATCGACGATTGAATTTTGGATTGCGTTAGCATCGTCAGTAGTTGTCCATGTAAAATCCATGTCCGTGGCAGATGTCTTACTTAATACCTGCCCAGTCGTGCCACCTTTGAAGTCAAGCATCGACGCATCAATAGCATCGCCAAGAGCTTCAATTGCTGTTGCGCCATCTTTGACAAGATCGGTGCTCGTTGGCACCGGCCAGCCAAAATTGGGAGTTGTAGTTGCCATTTATGCCACCGATCCGATCGCGTCTTCCCATGTGAGTGTAGGGCTGAGTGTACTAAAAGACTCACTTGCAGACACTTGATTCCATCGGAGTGTCACTTGTGAGAATTCAATTGGTGAAGCGTTAATAACTATTGAAAGCGCATTGTAAGAAGCTCTAAAAGTCCAGCCTTCGACATAGCCTTGAAAACTTGAATCGACGATGTTCGGCGGTAGATCCGTGACTTCTAGCGGCAAGCCCATAAACACATTGAGCAAAGCATCGCGATCGCTGTCATCAATTTCCGGTGATCCCAATGGGAATTCAATCGAGTCAAAGAATGCTCGCGGATAGGCTTTTAACTGTAATCGTCTAGCTGCGACGGATGCCGCTTGTGTTGCATCATGAAGATTGGTATCGAAGATTTCGGCAAATTTGCCATACTCTGCAATTGAAGCAAGATCGCTGACTGTCAAAGTCGAGTTGGATCCATAATTTAAAGTGATGTAATTACGCACATCGCCGGAGCGAGTAATAGAGCGCAAGCCAATGCCAATGGCGTTATTTGCTGAGACGGTTGTGTATCCGTTAGTTGAAAGATAAGTCTGTCTATGTAAAGCGTCCGCATAACCGATTCGCCCAGATGAATCCTCGTATAAATAACCGAGTCCAGATTCAGCAATTTGTGATGCCAATGTGTAGCTTGATACAGGATCGGCTCCACGATTGACCATCTCGTATTGTCCAGGGCGATCGATCTCCCCTAGTCCAACATTTTCAGCATTTGCCCATGTTGTCGTCGGATAATAATTGGCCCATGTTAAAGCTGGAGCGACTTCATTCCAATTGTTTAAGAGTAGATCTGACAGGATGTTGTAAACCTGAGTGCCATCGTAAGCTCTGGCCAAAGCAATGTCCCAGTTAGATCGAGCAAGCTTTGACAAAGCTCCAAGAGCTGTAATTCTGGCTGTTGTTACATAGCCAATCGATCCGGATGATTGCACCGAGATTTCAAGATCCGAGATAAATCCACCGTACAGATTTACATAAGTGCCAACAGAATTCTTGATCGAGATGAGGATGTCTGTGCCCACCGTAAACGGATACGAATCATTTTTAAAATTGATGAGCTCTACATAACCGTATCCGGCCACAGGTTGTTCATAGATTGATGTACGGCCGGATGTGATGTTGAGATTGGCAATGGTGTTTGAGCTGTAATCAATGCCATCAATCAGGATCCGCCATTCAGGCTCCCAAAGCGTCACGATGCAAAGGCTCCTGCGCCCAATGTGCCGCGATAGCTTGAGTTGTTAAGGACATTGATGATCGTGCGAGCTGTGCCCTCTGGATCAATCGCGCCGTTTACGGTGATGTTAAAGACCGCAGCTGCGCCGCCACCTAAGCGATTATTTGGGATGATGTTTCCGCTGCCAGATGGTGTGAAGAGCTCTGGCCCACGCTCTCCAACAAGGTAAGTCGTACCACCGGATACAGGCCCACCGGTAGCTTTACCGCCGCCAAAAATGTTATCAATGATGTTGCCGAGCCCTGAAACCAAAGGATTGTTTTTTACCAAATTGATGAAGGCTTTGATCTTATCAATGACATCATCAAAGAATCCAACAAGCTTTGAAACAGCTGTAATGACAGCTCCAATTGCTGTGCCTACGACTTCAAATGCAACCTTAAGAACTGTGCCTATTGCTGGCCCTAGTGTGTCTCTGGCAAATGTAGCAAGGCTCTTGAATAGTGTGAACAACGGTTGCAGATCCGCCTCATTGTCTGAAATGGCTTTGCTGACTATGCCAAAAGCTGTTGAGATCCCTTTGATTGCTGGCCCAAAGATGCTGGCAAAAAATGGCACAAGATAATCGGCAAGGAAACCATAAAGAGCTTTAAATGCTGGAATGACAAAATCGACTAGAACTCCCTTGATGGCATTCATTGGATCTTTAAGATCCTTGCCAAGAGATTCTGACATCTTTGAAAGTGCTGGAATTACATTGTCCACAAAACCTGAAACAAGCGGCGTAATGGCATCAAGGATAAATGAGCCGACTGTTTCTTTGCCTTCGTTGAAAGCTTCTGAAAGTCTGAGCATTTTGCCTTGAAATGTGTCTGCCTTTGCAGATGCCTGATTTTCAAAAGTATCTGCAAGCTTCTTTGTGATCTCGTCCATTGAGAGCGTTTTAAGCTGTGCGGCAGATAATCCCACGCCTAACTTAGCAAGAGAGGCTGTGCTGCCTTCCTGTGCCTTAGCAAGGGCATTTGTGACGGCCTCGAGCGACTTACCGCTACCGGCTGAAATGTCAAGAGCTAATGTCTGAAGCTTTGTAGCCTTATCCACATCGCCAGTTGCCCGAGCCAACCGCTCAAGCGATGGCCTCAAAAGTTCATCCGAAACTCCAAAAGCGAGCTGAGTTTGAGTTATGTATTGCTCTGTGGCTTTGACTTGAGCGTTTGTCGCTCCGGTAACATTTTGTAATGTTAGCTGTAACTTCTTCTGTGCAGCTTCATCGGCAATGGCAGACTTAACGCCATCAATTGCCAGCTTCCCAGCGTAGGCCACAGCGGCGACGGATGCAGCTGCAAAAGCGGCAGCGGCTACCTTTCCAAATTTGCCGATCTTATCTGAAAATCCTGCAACCTCGGTTTGCGCGCCCTTGACTCCTTTTTTTAATTCATCAAAGTCGGCATCAAAGGTGATCTTTACTTTTGGAATTGTGGCCATTATTTAAATCCTAAATCGTTAGCAACACTTTGAATCATCGATGCGTATTCGCGCGCGACAATAGGCACATAATAATCAACGGCCGGAGCAATCCAATAACCGCTTTTTTTGTATGAGGCTTTGAATCGGTTTGTGTACACACGACCGATCGCATCGATACCTCTGTGGGATCCGTACTCTGTGCCCCAAAGAAGTGCACCGGCTGGCGCTCCTTCTTGTCTGACTTTTGATTTGCCAGACTTTGATACTTCGCCGCCATACTTTCGGCCGACCTTTTTAGATCCGCCGACATCAACTCGAATCAATCGATCTCGCGGCGTTGAAATTGAAGAGACTACAAGCTTTGTTTGAGGTGCCGGAGCTGAAAGTCCAGACATCATCAATTGGCCAGCCAATCTCTTTGACATTGTTTGAGCATTGTCACGAATAAGATTCTGTGTGTCTTTGTCAAATGATGCAAGCAACGCATAGAGATTTTTTAGCTCGTAAGGATCAACGGTGATTGCGTAGGTGCCGCGACCAGCTTTATCAACCATTCCTCTTCTCCAAAATCTCTAGCGCTGTTAGTACCTGCTCCGCCGTCTGCCAACTTTCCATCGGGATGTGAGTCGCGATGGCCAGCTCAACAAGTAGTCGATTTAAGCTTCCGACGGGATAACTTTTGGGCTATCCGATCCAGCCTCTACATCCGCAACGGTTTCAATCCAAGCTTCATAAGGCTTGATCGCTTTGCCGGCTGACTCACGCTTCATCGCGTTATACGCCAAGAAGAGTAAATCGCTGACTCCCATTGAGTCGGCTTGCTGAATAGTTTTGCCGAACTTTGATTCCCATTTTGACCACTCCGGTGGAGCTGCAACATAGGTTGCAGACTCCCCAGAGAAGTATTCAATTGTGATGTTGAGTTTCATTTTTGCTCCCGATTCTTTTCTTAACTAAATGTCTCTGTTGGTGTTCCAACAACTTGGAATGACATTGTGACGGTTTGCGCGCCCGGAGCTGATCCGCCCACGCTTGGGAATACCGGCAAAATGTTGCATGCAAAGACCGCGCCTGTTGCGCCTGTCAATGATGCAGCGAGTGTGGTGTTTGGTGCTGTTTCGCATGCTGTCCAAAGTGATTCACAAAGTGATCCAGTAGCTCCCCAGTCTGCAAGCATTTCAACATCGAGAGTCCAAGAATCATCGATCGCCTTGTAAGCGCGGCCATCAAGAGTTTGGTATGTCTCAATTGTGTGTTCATTTGTAAGTGTGACGCTCGTTGCTTGTGCGTCGTAATTTACTGTTGCGATCGTCAAAGTCAGATCGCGTCCAGTTATGACGGTCGTTGGCACAGTATTTCTCCTTAGTTTGTTTGAGTGTAATAGGTTGATACTTCAATCTCGCAAGCGAGAATTTCAGAAGCACCGATTTGGACTGGGATTGGATTAGACACATTTCCCAATGTGTAGTTTGCCGGCAATGCCGCCAAAATGCTTATTGTGAGCTGTTCGATGTTATCGAGAGCAGCCGCGTTGGAATACATTGCAACGCCAAGAGTAATGACAAGATTCACTTTTACTTTGACAGCAGCTTTACCAATCAATACAGTTTCAAGATACGGCGCGGATGGGACAATTGCTGCAAAAGGAACCATTGGAGATTCTGGTACTGAATCATAAACATTAGCCGCTACGGATGTGATTGCTGTTTTAAGAGCTCCGCGAACATCAACCGCGATGGATGAGGCTGGCATTATTGACAAATCGTTTCGACATCTAAAAATGGCTGTAAGAGAGCCGACACGCGATTTGTGAGACTTCTTCCCATCCTGTATGGCGTACTAGCAAAATCGAGCCCTTCGATCTGCCCACCGGCAGCGATTCGACTCTGAAAGATTTCAATGCAGATCGCATACATAGCAGATTCAATCGCCGGTGTTGCTGCGTAAAGTGTTGCAGCTGAATAGCCGGAGAGTGTCGCCGTGCCATTTGGAATGATCTGTCGCTTTGTAACATCGGCATTTGTTAGAGCTGCCGTGAAGTAATAATCGGCTACATCAACAACTGTGAAAGTTGCTGAAAATGGTGATGGCAATCCTGCAACGATAACAGATTGACCTGCAACAAAATTGTGAACTCTTGGGCAATAAAAATACGCCACATTTAATTCTAATTTGTAAGCATCAACGGCAGATTGATTTGCCACAAGAAGCGGCAAGATCACAGATTCTCCCGAATCGATTATCTGTTCAAGATAAGCGTCATTGTAAAGAGAAGAGCTCACACCTAAAACAGATCGCAACTGTGCAGCTGTGATGACGGATGGCATGAGCTCTTCCCTTCTACGGCTGGCCTAGCTCGGGAGCGAACTAGGCCATGATTGATTGTTAGTTATTTATCAGGTCTTGTTTACGCCAAACGCTCCCGCACCAATTTTGGTTGCGATTGCGCCATAGCCATACATTGCCACCAAAATTTCGCCTGAAGCAATTACATCGGCACGAAGTTGGTAAGTTGGTGATTCATACCATGTGTAAGCGGTTGGATTGATGATCAAGATTGAGTCATCCTTATCCTCATTGTTTGCTGTTGGAACATTTGCAGAAACAAAGAGATCAAGTCCAGCGACATTCCCGCGGATTGAATCTGGACGCACAACGCCACCAGCATTTGAAGGCTGTGCCGCCATGTAAATTGGACGGCCACTCTCATTGAGTGTCATCAAATTTGCCCATTGTGAAGTGTTCATTAAGATGTTCTTAGCAAAGCCTTGTGTATTTGTGTACACAGATGCCGCGCCGCGTGATACAACACCAAGCAACTCTGAAGCTGTTGGATAAGTTGTGATTGTTGTTGCATCTGCTGTCGCGCCTGATGCAAGTGCTGTGTAAACAGCCTTATCTGTTGCAGCTGCGTACTGTGCTGCCATGTTGTTCATCAATTCCTGAATAAATAATGGTGATGAACGATCGAAGAGCTCAACTGAGAATTGCTGTTGTCCAGCATACTTTTTAACTGAAACTGTGACATAAGATGATGCCTGATCAGTATTTGACGGCCCACCGGCTTCAGCTGTTTCTGCAACTGTTGGCAGCGTTGTGATCTTTGGAATCTCAAAGCTCATTCCAGCGTCAGGCAATGTGCCTGTGCTAATTGCATCAATGGCTGAACGAGTGTTATTAGCAAGGCCGTTGATGACTGTTGTGAGCTGGCGTGTTGGGATTAAACCAGCATTGTCTGTTGTATCTGCCGCAGCTAATACATACTGACGAGCATCTTCGTTTCCAAGTGATGCTTTGATTGTGTTTTCGAGCAACTTCACGGATGTGAACTCTAAGCGTGGCTTTGAAGTCCATCCTCCGACAGCTGGTTTTGCGTTAGCTGTTACTGACTGAGCAGCTTCTACCGTCTCGACGGTATCCGCGTTTGTGACGGTGTTGTCCACTTCGTCTCCTTCTGTTGTTGGTGTTTCCTCTGCATCGACTGTCGATTCAGAATCTTTTGGTGTTTCTTCGGCTTCTGTTGCAGCTACTTCTGCGACGCGAGCTGATCGCACCGCCGGCTCTGTAACAAGTGCAACTCCTGTGAGTTCTCCTGCAAGTACGCGCATTGATCCATCTTTTTCCATCGTGTATTCATCCACGGCCAATTCAATTGAGAAGCCATCGCGTAGTCCGCTCATTGCTTCTTCAAGTGCATCGGATCCGGTTGTGGTGTTAGCAATCTTGAATGTTGCATCAATTGAATCTGGATTGACTGTCATTGAAAGAGTCTTTCCAATTGGTCGTGTGCGATCGTGCTCAAGGTTGAGCTTTACATCTGCCGGAGCGACGGAATCTTTTGCAAAGATTACTTTTCCGGTTGATGCATTTGCCACTTCTTCAAATGCAACGATGCGACCTGTAATTGTGCGCGCTGTTGAATCAGCCGCCGTGATTGTCATTGGTGTTGTGATTTTCATAGCAGCATGTCTTCTTCCTCGCGTATTTCATCGATCGACATTGCGCCGATACGATTTAAGATTTCATAAACCTGCGCGCGCTCGCTTGGATTGCCACGCAAGAAGTCATCAAGATCAAATTTCACTTCATTGCCAAGCGATGTAAAATCTTGGAATGATAAACGCTCTTCAATGATTGACATGTAATTTCTAAAAGCAAAATCAACCAGGTCGCGCCTCTTGTCCAAAGCGTTGGAATAAGTGAATGTCGATTGCTGTGAATCGGTGAAGTACGCTGGCAATCCGCAAGCGCGAGATAATTCAAGAGCGACATAATTACGCGCTTCGTTTAATTGAATTGATTTTGGATCAAAGCCAAGTGTCTCAAGCGTTACATCTGCGTTTAAAAATGCTGTTGATTTATTTGCGCGAGCTGTGCGCCATGCGCTAAGCAATTTGGCAACGCGATCGGCTGGCAACGATGTGCCGTTTGATTTTAAGACCATTTGTGGAATTGGCTCGACGGCAAAATTCATCGCAGCTTTTTCAAGTGCCGCAGCTGCTCGGATTGTACGGCCAGCGCGTGAGAGCAATCCTTCTTGAGATCCGGCAAATACGACAAGATAATTTGGATCTACAAAGACGCCATCGATTCTATAAGAATTGATTTCCGTGCCATTGGCATTGGTTGTAATTGAAATTCGCTCCGGTGCAACGCGCTCCATTGCTCTTATTTTTCCGGTGTCCGCATAACGCTCGGTCACAAATGCATACGCGCTCGGAAAAAAAAAGAGATCGGAGATTATCCATGACCAGAATGTGATTCCTGGAATTCTTGGATCTGGCTGATTGATGACACGCGGTTGAGCAATTTTTTCTCCGGATGCTGCGTTGCGTGTGTGCATTGGTAAAGATGCAATTGTTTGGATGATTCCAAGCGAGCGCGCTACGGTAGGCACACTCATTGCTTCGGCGCGTGATGCTTGTGCTATACCAGCAAAGAAAAGATTTGATTGCTCTGCATAATACGGCGCAATGGAAGCTTCAATGTCATTCGTAGTTTGCTCCGGTACGGCTTTAACCGTCGGCGGTGCAAAAAATTCTTTTAATCCCATGCGCGAATTCTCGCAGGACTTGTACCTCTAGCCCACCATGATGTCAAGATCCGTCTCTGGGCGTGTCGCAAAGTGTGTAACGAGAGCTGTTGCCACACAAGCCGTCACGGTCGATTGTGACGCTCTGCGGCCAATAGTCCATCCACCATCCCCAAAAGGTAATCGAGCCGCTGATAGAATCTGCTTGGATAATTCTGTCTGATTTTTGTGACGCAATCTTTTCGATGTGATCGCTCCTAACAGCTCGTCGCAACATTGTCCATAGAGTGCACCATCGATGTCTGTAATTGGGATTCCGGCTGGCAAAAGTCGCGCGGCAATTGCAGAGCTTGTTCTCTTGCTGTAAGCAACGACTTCAACTGGGAATTCGCGACAATACGGAGCAATGTCATTTGCCACAGCTTTATCATCCAGCGAAATCGGATTATTCCAAGTATGCAAAAGCTTTACAAAGAATCGCTCGGAATCGATTTGCTGAGCGGCAACAAGAGCTGCCGATCTACGATCCGGCGAGCAATCGATAGCAAGCCATGTCGTTTTTTCTGGATCTAATTCCAAATCATCCTCGCCACATTCATTCCATTCCTCGCTAGGGATAGCAGCTGAGATCGTCGCCACCCAGCGACATAAAACTTCTGTTTTTACTACATCTGGCGGATCGTTGAGCACAGCTCGCAGATTGTCGATGTGTACGGTGTGGCCTAGTGCTGGATTGGCCATCGCAGCACCTTTCCAAAATGCTGGCGAATCATCAATCTTTTCGTAATTGGATGACCATTCGAAATAACCAATGTCATCACCTTTGGCAGCTGACATCCCTCTTTCGCGCAGCTGATTGAGCACAATGCTATGTTGGTCTCCGGCGTTGCTGAGTGTCCACAGCTGTGGATTTTTGGCAGCCATCATTGTGTATCTAAGCGATGCCCAAGTCGTCTCATCTTTAAGCTCTCTTGTTTCATCCACAAAAACCGTCTCCGGCTTTGAAATTCCACGCGCTGCCGATCCGCCAGCTTTGACCATGTAACGAGATCCGCCGAATTTGGATTGAAGCTCGATCTCTTCTGATCCATGTGCCCATCGGATCTTCTTGACCTGAGATGCAAGCGATTCATTCTCTTCAATAATGTTTACAAGATCTCTAAAAGTCTCCAGCGATGTGGTAAGTCGATGAGCTGTACCGATCTGTAAACCGTCGCGCCACAAAAACAGACCAGCCAAAATCCGCAGCTTCATGAGCGTAGTCTTTCCTTGTTGTCTCGCAACGACGCATGTAATCAGGGGATGAGCCCATCTGCCGTCCGGCTTGATTTTGTGAGCTTCCATTGCGAGCCATTTTTGCCACGGCAGCATCGGAATCCCGATTGAATCGGCAAAATCTATGATTTCAAGCCCACGCGAGGGCAATTCAAGCAACTTTGAGTGGATTCTAGGCGATTCACGGCCCATAAGAGGTTCTGTAGTTCTCTCTTCAACCTGTGTGAGCCGATTAGAGCCTATTTGAATCACCTTTCCACCTTCTGAGTCCAGACGAGGGCTACTCATGGCTTTTCGAGTCGTTTGGTGGTGAAAGAAGAC